CTCCAGACTCAAGCAAGACTGCAGAAGACGATGTTGATGTAGATCTTGACATGAGCAATCTTGGAAAAGAGTCGGCAGCACCTGAAATGAAAGAGGCTGCGTGTACTTCGGTTGGAGACACTTCATCCATTGACGAAGATGATGACGATCTAGCGCTATTCAAAGAATTGGCTAAAGGCTAAGGAATGGAGCTTCGGCTCCATTCTCCATCTTTGGAGTAATTCATGAAAAAAGAATACGAAGACTTATCCGACTTCGACTTCGGTTTCAGTTTTATTGACGATGAAATTGAAGAAGAGCGCGAAACAAAGAAAAAACTCGAAACAGAGTTTACAGTCAGTCAAGAAACAATCAACGATCTCAATCATAGACTTCATTCATTATATGGAGCAATTGAACCTTTTCTTGACAATCTTTGTAAGAATTCAGAAAAGTCAACAATTTATTGGCCCGATAGAGTAGATAAGATCCAGGCCTATAAGAAAAAGCTTCAACAAATTGTAGAGGGAAACTAATATGAGTCTATTAGACAAGTTAGTCAAAAATAGTACTATCAAGATGACGTCACCACTCGATAGTTCTAAGGTGTTTGGTAAAAAAGAAATGGCTCCAACACCAGTTCCTATGGTGAACGTGGCGCTATCTGGAAAAATTGATGGCGGTCTTTCTCCTGGTCTTTTGTTACTTGCCGGTCCATCTAAGCACTTCAAATCAGCATTTGCTTTGCTTATGGCAGCTGCTTATTTGAATAAGCATGATGATGCTATTCTACTCTTTTATGATTCGGAATTTGGTACGCCTCAAGCATACTTCGAGTCATTTGGAATTGATATGAGCCGAGTAGTTCACACGCCTATCGTGAATGTAGAAGAACTTAAATTCGACATTGTAAAACAACTTGATAGTATTGAGAAGAAAGACAACGTTGTGATTGTCATTGACTCGATTGGTAACCTTGCGTCAAAGAAAGAAGCAGACGATGCACTTGACGGTAAGTCTGTTGCTGATATGTCTCGTGCAAAGGCTCTCAAGTCTTTATTCCGTATTGTGACACCGCATCTTAATTTGAAGGACATTCCTTTGATTGCGGTAAACCATACATATAAGGAAATCGGCCTCTTTCCGAAAGATGTAGTATCTGGCGGATGCGTTGCGGCCGGAACTGAAATCCAAACTCCAGGTGGATTGAAAAAAGTTGAAGATTTTAATGTAGGCGAACGAGTTGTAACGTTGAGTGGCGAACAAGTCGTGTCTCACGTTTGGAACCCAGATACACTGGAAGAAGGAAATCCAGAGTGTTATGAAATAACATTTGAAGATGGGTATACCGTCGTTGTATCAGATAAACACAAATTCCTTGTTGATGGAAAATGGATCGAAACAAAAGATCTAGTCGTTGGGTTGGATTGCACTGTATTAAATACCTAAAATAACATAAATTATAAATATAGGTATCTAATATAAAGGAGGTGCCCATGCATATTGTTTATCGTTTAATATTCAATAAAAGAAAAAAAAGACTAGAAGAGCCGTATATGTACATTGGATCTAAATCGAATTGTAAAATAGAAAATAATTTGATAATTGATACTAACGGTAAAAAATATTACGGCTCTTCAAGCATAGAAAATTGGGAAACGCTAATAAGTGAAGATGATATAACTGTTGAAGTGTTAAAAGAATTCGAAGAATACGTAGATGCGCTGAATTTTGAATCTGCTATTCAAAAAAGTTTAGATGTTGTTGCATCAACAGAATATTTTAATTTATCTATAGCTACAGTAAATTCTTACGCGGATCCTTCTTATGCAACATATAAGCACGTGAGAACTGGCAAATGTGTTAGGCTACCAAGAAATCATGAAAAGGTATTGACGGGTGAATACGTTGGGGTTACTAAAGGCACAGTTTTATCTGAGGATCAAAGAAAAAAGAGAGGCAGATCAGGCAAACTAAATCCATTTTACGGAAAAAGTCATACTGAAGAAACAAAAAGAAAAATTTCTTTGGCTAATAGTGTTGAAACTAGATCGCCTGAAAAGGTAGAAGAATGGATAGAAAGAGTTGCCAAGAAACCAAAAACAAAAGAACACAAGGAAAAAATAGGTAGAAAAAATCTGTTAATGTTAAAGAATGTACAAACTGGTGAATGTATTCGAATACACAAATCGTTAAAAGAAGAATTCGATCCAAACATCTGGATGAACCCATATTCAGCAAAATTATTTTTAGAAAAGAGAAAGGAAAATAATGAAAATCTCATCGATTAAAAACGTTGGGAGAAAACCAGTATATGATCTATCTGTATCTGAAGTCGAACACTATGTTTTAAAAAACGGGGTCGTGACACATAATACTGGGATTTATTACTCGGCAGACGCAATCTGGATTATCGGTCGTCAACAAGACAAAGTTGGTACCGAGATTCAGGGCTATCACTTCATCATCAATATCGAAAAATCTCGTCACGTCAAGGAAAAATCTAAGATTCCGATTAGCGTGAGTTGGGAAGGCGGCATTGTCAAGTGGTCTGGTTTGATGCAAGTGGCTGAAGAAGGTGGATATGTTCGCAAACCAAAAACCGGTTGGTACGAAGCGGTCGATCCGAGTACAGGTGAAATCATTTCCGATAAGATGATGCGCGCTAAGGAAATGACAAATAATCCTGAGTTCTGGCAAAAAATGTTCAATGATACAGATTTTGCTGCGTATATTACAAAACGATATACTGTGGGCTCTTCGGGTAGTATTATCAAGGACGATGAATACGTTGAAGATGAAGCAGAAGACACCGAAGAATAGTGTTGACAAATCTTCATCAAAGTTATATAATACTTACTCGTATAATTGAAAGGGTTATGAATGCTGGAAAAAACAATACTATCGAATCTGATTCTCAACGAAGAATATTCGCGTAAAGTTTTTCCATACATCAAAGAAGATTACTTCGAAGAAACCAGTATCAAGAGAGTTTTTTCAACTTACGCACAATATGTAGAAAAGTACAAAGAGTCTCCTTCATTGGAGGCTCTTAAGATCTCTTTGGATAAGCGAAAAGATCTGAACGAGCAGTCTTACAAAGATGTAATGGAAGTTGTCGACGATGTAAAGCTCGACGAAAATACAAACAATGATTGGCTCGTAGAAGAAACAGAAAAGTTCTGTCAGGACCGTGATCTCTATAACTCAATCAGGCGTTCTATTTTGATCCTAGATGGCCAAGACAAAGAGTTTGATAAGGGTTCCATTCCAAAGCTTCTATCGGACTCTCTGGGCATTAGCTTTGACACTAGTGTCGGTCATGATTTTCTTGAAGACTTCGAAGAACGATTTGAATACTATCATCGCAAAGAAGAACGACTGCCATTTGATATTGAACTTATCAATAAGGTCACAAAAGGCGGTTTACCTCGCAAATCTATGACAGTGCTACTCGCAACTACTGGCGGTGGCAAAAGTTTGTGTAAATGTCACATGGCAGCTTCAAACTTGATGTACGGAAAGAACGTCTTGTATATTACGATGGAACTTGCCGAAGAAGAGGTGGCTCGTCGTATTGATGCTAATATCATGGACATCACTCTTGATGAAGTGAAAGAATTGCCGCTCAAGACATTTCAAACAAGAATGAGTAGATACAAGTCAAAGACTACTGGTCGTCTCGTAATCAAAGAATATCCAACCGGTTCTGCTCACGTTGGTCACTTTCGGCATCTGATCAATGAACTTCATATGAAAAAGAACTTTGTTCCTGACGTGATCTTTGTTGATTATCTAAACATCTGTGCTTCATCTCGTGTTCGAGGCGCCGCTGCGGCTAATTCCTATACACTTGTCAAGTCCATTGCAGAAGAAGTTCGTGGTCTTGCTATGGAGTTTAATTGCGCAATTGTGACATCATCACAGTTCAATCGTTCTGGATACGATAACTCGGACGTTGATCTCACAAATACGTCAGAATCCATGGGTATCACTCACACTGCTGATGCAATCTTTGCTTTGATTACATCCGAAGATCTTGAAAGTCGTGGTCA